TACCAGAAATAAAAGAAGCGCCTAAAGTCACCAAGAAAGAGATGCTTGAAAGGCTTGATGAGTTCATTAAACGCATAGAAGAGATGCCCAGGCATGCCATGATGACATCAATCAATCACTATGACTATTTGTCATTGATGCTTTGGCTATCGGCTTTTCTACGTTTAGATAATGAGTCAAAATGATCAAGAAAGCCCTCAAAGCGAGCCACGATTTCGTCATTTCCTTCATTTTTAATTTCTTTTTGTATATCTCTTTCAAATTCTCTTTGATATTTAAACTCTTCTCTATCCTCTTCTTTCTGAAATAAGTCATATACTTTATGACTTATAGCGAAAGCTTTATCACTTAATATCTTTTCGCAATTAGCTTCTTCTCTTCTTGCAGCGATAAAAGCTTTTACAGTGTTATAGACTTCACGAAAGTCTTGGTCTTCTTTAACAAATTGAAGCAGTTTAGTAGGGGAGATTAATACATCAGGCAAACAACAGAATGCATTAATATTTAAACTATTTGGTAATTCAGCCCAATGCATAAGCTGCCACTTGAGTTTTTCTCTATCCCATTCTCTGGGTCTACCCATAACCATATCGATCCCTTTGTTATACGATTCATATATACAAATTCATTGAGGTAAAATCAAGGAGAAAAACGCTATGGCTAACAAGGAGTGAAACCATAGCGTACACTATAGGATGACAGTGTTTAAGAAAACAATTTATTCATATGAGATATGGCAAGAAAAAGCAAGAGAATTCGCTTGCGTTAAATTGTGTAGCATGCTATATTTACAGCATAACAACAAGTCTCCCTGATGTCTCGCTTAAATGTGGGCAGGTTGTAGCGGTTGAATGAAACAAACAACAAAAAGAAGAAACATGGAAGAAATAACATTAGAAGACGAGTCAGGAATTGAATTCCTGACTTCTGAAAAAGAGGCTGCTAAATTCAACAAGTTTTCCAAAAAGGTGAAGATGAAACAATTTAGTATGAGGCTTACAGAAGATGAGTGGAAGAAGATTGCTTATGCAGCTATAGAAGAAAACTGTAGTCAAAAAGAGTTGATTTTGATATGCGTGGATGCACATTTAAAAAGGGAAAAAAGGAATGAAGACCATAAGAAAGATTGATGATCAAAAAGATCTTAATGAATATGTTGAATACAAAATGAGAGGATATGACTATGTGAAATATTTTCATGATAGTTATGAAGATTTTGTAGAGGAAGTGTGCTTTCTATATAGATGTGTGATTGAATCCAAGGGGTTCAGGTGGGGGCAAGAGCCACCTGAACTTAATGAAGAAGAATGGGCCTCCCTTGCTGAGTGGGCAAGTAACGAAGATCAAAATGGACATTCATCAAGGAATGACATTTGTTGTTGGGGAGGCGATTGATATGCTGGTGCTGATTGAGGGTTTAGTAGCTGTCTGACTCTGATCTTAATGAGCATATCTAGTTCTTCTTTATCGATATTGCTATCGAGGATTATGCATGATGAATAGCTATCCCCGATTTTAATGCTTGGCGCAGCAGGGAAGAAATTTGATCCATCTTTAGTAGGCACTACTTTAAATTTGGCTAAAATCTTTCCATAAAGATTTACGGTGGCTATGCCCATATGTTTTTCGCTTGGTGTTGGTTCATACTTAATGAATTCAAATTTATTCATGACATTCCTCGCATGTGAGATCTCTTAAATTAAAATATTCGAGTGCGGACTCTGCGCATGAGTACAGAATTCCCAGAGTATAAGCTGCTGAGATATATTCTTCTTCCTCGATATGATCACAACATTTTTGGATGCCGCCTCTCAAGCACTTAAGTACCATCGCAATTTCTTTTTCATCAAATTCTTTCATTTTTTTCCTTTCGTTTGTTTTGGTTCATAATTGTAAAAGTTTTCATCGAATTTGTTTTTGCATTTTTTGCACAGATATCCTTTGATGTGAGGGTTAGCGACTATCGACATGAATGGATACCCGTCTTCCAATTCTATAGAACATTTTATGCATTTTAAGCTATTCATTTAGGTTATAGAAAATCATAATGATGCTTGATGCTATCCCAAGAAACAGAGCTACGTAGATATCAATCATTTTTTTCTTCCCATAGTCTTCTTAGCTCTATCGATAATTTTGTCATGAATTTTATCTTCACGAAGGAGATTTTTGAGATCGCGTTCTTCTTTTTGATTTTCTTTAATGATTTTTTTAATTTTCTTATCCATCAATCTTTCCTTTCATATTCTGTTATCTGTTCATTTATTTCTTGACATTTCTTTATGACAAAATCCAATTGATCTGATCCATAATGTCTATGATTTACCATACAGTCGATAATACCAAATTGTTCATCTAAAATATTTTTTAGGTCAACAATCGCATCTGTTTCGGGATGAAGTTCTAACAAATCTAAACAGGTATTGCAGATAGTGTATATGGTTAGTAGGTGGTGATCAATGAATTGTGTTGTCATCATTTTTCTCCATAAAATGCAGTGCTATGAAGCAAAGTATGACTAAGCCACATAGAAGCATGCAGATGTAAAAGCTCATTCTTTTGCCATAATTTTCTTGAGTTTGGGACAAAAATCATTTGAGAACTTAACGAGCATTTGAGCAAATTCGTCTCGAGCCATCAGCCTTATTTCTGGCGATAGTGTGCTGATCTCATCCCAAAAAAAACTGATTTTTCGCATGTAGGCACACATGTTATCGATATCATCGGGATTAAATACTTTCATCACGGTATCAAATTCTTTGCTCATGTCCTTGTGTATAGCGCAGATTTCTATGACAGTGCAAGGATTTTCGGAAAAAATTTTATATACCTTAAGATGAGCAATTTGTGCATCATCATGGTAGGCAAGCCCATTCAAAATATCCAATGACCATTTAGTCAAGTTGTCAAGATCGGGCTTATATGAATGGAAACCCCATAATTTCACGTTCTTTTGGGCCTTAGAGCTCGAATCGGGTATCGGCATATGAAACCATATGGTTACACTAAGTGAGAGGCTAGAATCTGCCTTAAAATCATTGCATTCTGATTTTGCGTCAGATTGGCATAAACTTGCGCTAACTAAAGCCCGATGAGATTTTTTCATTTTCTCTTGAGGGTCATAGATGACGGTATGCCTTCCTCGGGTAGAGGCTCTGGGCCTCATTTTTGATATTGGGACCCCTGGTATTACAATTCGCATGGCTCTCCTGTGAATTCGACATGTTCTTCAAGCCAAATTTCGAAGCACTTTTCACAAGCATACTTCCTAAGCCCCCATGGTAGGAACTCGTGATAATCATCGCCTAGCAAAATTTCACACTCTATACATCTTTTTTCCATCAATAAAACACTCGTATGGGTTTTGGTTTGTTTTTATAAACTTCCCTCTGCTTAGCGTTATAGCATTCTTTGCAGATAGAGCTAAACCTTTCTCTTTTTCTGAGGAAAAACTCAAAGTATAGCAAGCGTTTACACTCTCTACATGGTTGCATTTTTCTTCTCCTTAAAATCCAGTTAATCTTTTATCAACGCTTTCAAAATCTTTGATGATTGTGTTATTCACAGAAAAAAGTCGACTGTGCACTCTGGATGCATAAACTTTATAAAAATCTTCTTCTGAAAGATTGCTAGTGATCACTGTCGGCAAGCAACTACTTGTTCTTTCTTCTAAGAATTCATAAAAAATTTCAATTTTCCATTCCCTTTCTTTAGATGATGGAATGGTTGGGTTGTACCAACTTCCAACATCATCCAAGACAACCATTTGATGATCAATCAAAGACATCAAATTTTTACGATAATCTTGCTTTCCTTCGGCAATACCATCGCGTAAGCGTTGTAAAAGCTCTGATTCTTTGAAATACACATCGAAATCGAATGTCTTAAAAATCCATTCTTCAAGAGCAGAGCAAAAATAAGATTTACCTATTCCTGAACTTCCAATATAAATTAAAAGATGTTGAGGTTGTGGGTTATTCATGTATTTCATGAGGCGCTCGGCATAATGGGGGGGCAGGTCAATTTTGCTAAGGCATGCTCCCGCATTAATTGCCCCAAATTTACGCGTTCTACTTGCTTTAATGGCTTCTTCCACGGTTGAGAATCCGTATCTTTTTGCTTTTTCTCGAATTGCTCGTTCAATTCGCTGTTCTTTTGCTTCCATTCGTTTTCTTCCTTCTGTTTTTTGTATTCTACGTTGATTCTAATTTTTTTTATGACAATCTCGCAATATTTGATCGGATCTTGAATGATACTTTTCGCCGATTGCATTTTTGAGAAAGCCAAATCGATTTCTTCACTTGTCCAGTCGAGATTCATTTTCGCTTTGGCAAAATGCAAGTCATCTTTCGTAAAAGAATTTTTTAAAATGGGCTCCGCCCCATCATCATCTTCTTTGTATTGTTCTTTATCTATATGTGCAGTTTGTCCGTTTGTTACAATCCAGTTTGTCACTTTCGGACAATCCAGTTTGTCCGAAAGTGACAAACTAGAATGTTTTTTTGAAAGTCCATAGAGCTCTAAAATTTTCTGATCTTTGAGACGAAAATGTCGCTTTGATGGAACACCAAAGTTTCTTTGTTCAATAAGATCGTTTTCAACAAGAATTTTTAAAGCTGTTTCTTGTTCTTTTCTTGAAAGAGATGTGCGCTCTTCCATTTTTTCTTGTGTCATGTAAAACCACCCATCTCCATATCGTTCATCAGAAATAAGCTCATCACGATCAAAATGATATTTTCTTCGTTGAGCTAATTCGCCTAAAATAACCGAAGCTGTAAGAGATTTGAGTATTTTGGCTAAAGATCTGCTGTAGGTTCCATAATCTTCCTGATAAAGGAAAAAGAGAGGGTCAATCATAGAAATTCCTCCAAAAAAAGGTGTTGTGTTAAAATCTGGAGGAATGCTATAAAATAGTGCATTCCTCTAGAGTGCATATCTCCAAAGTGCATCTCTCAAGGTCTTGTTTAGTGCGCCGTGATTTTGGTCGGTTATAGCGCATGTGAATGAATGTAATTTGTTGATTACAAAAATTCAATGACAAAAGTGTTAGATTGCTTTTTTTGTCATTCGGGGCCCCGATTCCTATTTCGGGGCTTCCTTCTTTAGGCTATCTTTTCATCTTCTTCATCAGGATCAGTCCAGATTGGAGGATTCAAGATTTCTTCAACTGTAACCTTTCCTTTCGTAGCATCTACGATTTCCTTAATAACTCTTCTAGCAGGTTTTTTTTTCTCTGCAATGATTTGACCCATATAAGTTCTTGAGCAACCCACAAGGTCAGCCAATTCCTTAATGTTGATGTTTTTTCTTAGCATATATTCTTTTAATCCCATGATAGACCTCCATTTTTTTCATCCATATTACTCTTTATTCAAATTATAGGCAAGGGCATTTTTTTTCAAATACGACGATTTTTCTGTTGTGACAAAATCGTCGTTCTGTTATATTTAGGTCATCGAAAGCAAGTCTCCCTGGTGACTGCCCATCAAAGCAGCAGGTCGTAGCAGTTGAGATAAAAGATAGAAGTTGACAATATAAATTTTTCACGGAGAGAAGAAAAATGTTATGCGCACAAAGTTATTATGATCGAATTGATTACAGATGCGGAAGTGATCCAGATTACAAGCATCCTGAAGTTGTAGCAATTGAAAAAGTCCTAGACAACACACGTGAATTTGTTGAAGGTCTGACTGAAGAGCTAACAGGCAAACACCCGATAGATTTAAATGCAGTGAGCTTTTACCTAGAGGAAATCCGCTCATATTTGAATCTAAAAGACTGCCATGACCCTTTAACCATTTACAGATCATAGGAGGAAATGTGGGTATTCTAGACATTTTAATTTCTCTGGATCTTGAGAAGAAGGCCGAGAAATACAAGCCTGAACATAGATCTTTGGGTATATTATTAGAAATATTTAAAGAAAACAAAGAACATAAAGACCGTGGAGAGAAATATGTACCAATCAAATGAAATAAACGAATTAATGGCAGCCCTGGCGAAAGCTCAGGGCAAAATGACTGGGGCTTTAAAAGATTGCTCCAACCCTTTTTACAAAAGCAAATATGCTGATATAAATTCAGTCTGGACAGCATGTAGAGAGCCTTTATCAGAGAATGGGCTGGCTGTCACGCAGACAATCCAAGAAAAAGATAACGGTGAAATTTATCTAAGGACTACACTGGGCCATGCTTCAGGTCAATGGATGTCATCCGTTATGCCTATAAGGATTCGAGTAGATGGTAAAAAGAATGAACTTCATGAGCTTGGTGGATGTCTAACTTATCTAAGAAGGTATGCCCTATCTGCATTAGTAGGTGTTACAGCTGATGAAGATGATGATGGGAATAGTGTTTCTGGATATAAAGCTCAACCTCATAAAGTTGAGCAGACGCCTCAAATTCAGATGGTAACTGATGCTCAACTTAAGGAATTTGAATCATTGATTTCTCAATGTGAAGAAGGCTACAAAGCACGTATAAATGAGTATTTGGTAAAAAATAACATACGTTCTAATGAGTTTATTCCCCAAAAGATGTTTGAATCCTTAAGAACAAACATGAGACAGCATATTGATGCACTGCACCCGGAGGTTGAAGCATGTGCATAAAGAAGCTTAGAAATGACATAGAAGAAAAATATGGGGAGTGGCTCGAGGAGGGCTACCCCCTCGATCATATTTTATTAACTTTACTTGAGGCTGAACGTGAGAAAAACAATTTTCTTGAAAAGAGACTGGCATATGTGCAGAATACATCGGGATTGGTTGGAAAATGAGGTAAAAGCCATCGAGAGGGATGTAACAAATAAAGAACGCTTACACATCATCACAAAGCTGATGCTATGTTTTGCATTATGTATTTTTTCTTTTCCTATGGTCACAAGCGCTCTGAAATATGTGACAAAAAAGATAATCAATAAAAAAAGTCCCGCAAAAGCCACTGAGAAGACTAATGCGGGACAGAAGAAAATAACTCAAGAATTGGTCTATACCAAAGACTATACAAGATAGGAAACTTTTTCGCAATGAAAATTCAAGAACTTGACCAAAGATCGCCCGAATGGCTGGAATTTAGGAAGAATAAAATAGGTGCTAGTGATAGTCCCGCTATCATGGGAATGAGCCCTTGGGCTACTCCATATCAATTATGGGAAAGAAAACTCGGTTTAGACACTGTTGTAGAAAATAGTGCTATGAAAAGGGGAACACAATTAGAGCCTATGGTTAGAGAGCGTGTTTTCCTGGAAACAGGAAAAAGTTATCAGCCTAGAGTTGTTATGCATCAAAGATACCCTTGGATGATAGCGTCTTTAGACGGGCTTTCTGAAGATCAAAAAGGTATCATTGAGATAAAATGTGTCAATGGTACTGACCACGCTCTAGCGAAGCTTAACATGGTCCCTGAAAAGTACCAACATCAGCTATGGCATCAGATGGAAGTTTGCAATATGGATTCAATCTTGTATTGCTCTTATAGCGCTACCTATGATGAATTGATAATTTTTCCTTTTTTTAGAGACGATAAGAAGATAGAAGAAATGATTGAAAAGGAAAAAGAGTTTCTGATATGTTTAGAAGAATTTATCCCTCCTGCATTAACGGAGAAAGATTATGAAACTAAAAATGATAACGTATGGAATGAGACATGCCAGAAATGGAAAGAAGTAAAATCCTTGAAGGACAAATACGAAGAAGAAGAAAAGAAGCTACGTCAGGATTTGATTGCCCTAACGAACTCAAAAAATTGTATCGGGGCTGGGGTGAAAGTACAAAAGTTTATACGAAGAGGGTCCGTAGACTACTCCTCGATACCTGCATTGAATCTGATAGACTTAGATGTCTTCAGGAAGCCAGCATCTGAATCTTGGCGAGTCACATGTGCCTGATCTAAGAATAATGAAAAATCTGTATTCAGGCATGAGCTAGAATCCACATAGGATTGCCAATGACCTGCCGGAGCTGTATATCTCCGGCATTTTTCTTTCTTATCGCATCTATCGCCGTAACATTTAGTTATGTCCGTCATGAATTGCCTGTAATTTTTCAAACATTTCACTTATCGCTTCATGAAGATGTTTGATCGTTATTTTTTCAGATAGCCCATATTCGCGAGATTTTCTCACAAGGTCAAAGACCTGATGCTTTATATAATAATCCTTATCGTCCGTTTTCCACGCCTTCATCTTCTTATAGCCTTTGTTCTTAAGTTCTCTCCCCAGTAATCATAAGCACACTCAATTTCTTCACAAACAACGTAAGAATAGAATGAAAGCTCAGAGAAGATCTCAAAGTTAAGATCACAGTCTTCTATAGCTTCAAACATATCAGGCATAGTCTCTGAAAAGCTATAAGCTGCATCCATTAAAGATTCTGGGAGAAACCCATTAGGGTTATTGAATTGATCGATCAAGAGAGTTCTAAAATTAACAATATAGTCTGTTAAAACTTTCCTTCCCCAATCATTTTGTACTGTTGCAGCAAACATTTCACAGAGGGTCACATAGTCTATTGCACTTAAAAAATGCTCAGTGCCTTCATTTTGCTTTGCTCCATCATCTTTGAAAGACATTGAAAGTCGGTTATAGAAATTCTCCATTTCTAGATGATGAGAAGCATTGGTCAAATCTTTAGTGGATCTCACATATATGCCATAACAGTCAGCAGCTATAACAGATAATACGGATAAGCCTACCACTAAAAGCTTTGCCTTAGGGTCTTTTACGCTTAGAGACATTATAGAGGATTTAATAAGATCTTCAAAATATTCCTGTTTTCCTAAATCTTTGAGATGATACCTACCAGTCCTTTGAACCTGTAATAATAGATCATTTGCTTGCTTCCTATGATCATTGGCTTGTTCGATGAGCTCCCATTTTGATGTAGTCAGAAGATGGCCAAACGCCAGAGATGGCATTAGTAAAGATAAAGCTAAAAACTTTTTCATAAAATTCCTTGTAAAGTGTATAGGATTGCAATGCAGATAAAATAAAGTATGACCAAAATAGTGAAAAATCTGATATCGATCTTTTCCCCCACGCAGATTTTCACTAGGATGGTCAATAAAGTTGTGTAAAATGTTGTTTCAAAATAATTCATTTAAACAGCGTGTTGTCTCACGATCACTTCTTGGTTTGCTTGCATTGAACATAAGCAAAGCATAAATATAAATAGATATTTCATTGTTAATCCTTTTCTAAAGTTTTTTCTTCGACCGGTATCACTTTTGCGTAAAGATATCCTTCCCTTGAATCAGCCCGTAGCCAATGTTTGTAGCCCAAATTTAAATACATCTTGCTAAGCTCAATGAAGTCATTAAATGGAATAAAGGGTTCTGGAATAATGCAGACTTGCCCTTTGTCATGATCATATTCAACTCTATAACCGCTTTCCACCTGTTCACATAAATTAAAATTTTCAGGTTTAATTTCAATTCCCTCTTCGTAAATCTTAGCTAAGTATGTTTTACACCAATCCTCTATAATCTCTCTATTATTCTGCATGATTTCTTGTGTCTCTTTATCTAAAATGTATATTTATTTCCGCATTTCATGCATGCAATGGATGTACCTTTTGAAAACATACAATACGATCCAACACCTGAAATCAAAACATGACCACATGATTTGCATTTCACTATAAAAGACATTTTATCTTGTTCTTCTTGTGTGGCTTTATCTAAGAGATCGTCATTCATTTTGTATAACCCTTGTCTTTAAATTTTAAATACACATCTATAGAATTGATGTATATAGCATTAAATCCGTGTTTTAGGAGCGACCTGGATAACACGGAACCAACATCAACGATTAACCGCCTTGATGCACCCGCGGCCATATTATTTATTTATGGGAATCAATATGAAAACTACCACCCAGAATCTAGAATGGGTTTCATCGATTTCTACGTATCGAAACGCCATTTTTTAATGATGTATGGGCATCATTCATTTATAACGTCTGATAATCATCGTTATGCTTCATAATTAAATCTTGTCATTGTTTCATCAGTCTTCTTTTTTTGTCTAGCTGGATTTTATTGTAGATTTCTTGTGCTTTAGCATGCGAGATCTTACATTTGCATTTCAGGAAGGAAATCGAAATATCCTTGTCTATGTATTTCTCAAACAGGTCTGGGCATGTCCTTGAATCTTTCGTATTGTCCATAAAAATCTCTAAATTTATAAGTAAGTTCTTGATTTGTTTTTGGGAATTGTTTTGGGCAATCCTCGCCTCTAATTACACATTGAGCAAATAACTGGTAAGTCCCATCTATCGAAATGTCAATCCTAGGTAGTCTGTCATACCAGCATCTACAAATTTCACCGTTACATTCGGCAGTAGCCTTAGCCCAGGATTGCCAGTGAACAGACATCCCATACCCCATACCATCGTAAGAAAGCATATAACCTCAACGTTTTAATTTATCCCGAATAGCTTCCCTAATCCAATGAGATACGCTTGTCTCGCTCTTTTTAGCTACTTTCTGGATATTTTTCAACATTGATGGGCTTAGGAGTAGGCAAAACTGTTTCCAGTCACTAATCATCTGGAAACCTATGATATTTGAAGTACATTTTTGTAATGTAAGAAGCCCATAAATGACCTGACCTTGTTTCACAATCAATCTGAGGACATCTTTTTATTTCTGGATGTTTTTTTTCTATTGGAGTATAGGGAATGCCATGAGCCCATTCACATATTTTTGCAAATTCCTTCCAACCTTCTTCGTCATAGGAGTCAGAAGTTTGCTCTTTTTTCTTCTCTTGCTCCATCTCCAATCCTAGTTCTAGAGACTCCTTGATTAACTTTGTTGCTCTTTCGAGAAATTCTTTCTTCATACATAATCCTGAGTTGACATATATTTCCCATATATATATCATATATAGTTACACAAAGCAAGAGAAAGGTGAAAAATGAGATGTCATCCATGGAATAAAGCAGAGTTCCCCTCTGATATGCAACAACTTATGTTATTTCCTCCAACACAAGAAGAAATCCTAATAGCTCGGATAAATGAGATGGAAGGTAAACTAGATCGTCAAAGAAAAGGCCAGTTTGCAAAAATTGGTGCTCTTCAGAAAAAATATGATGAACTCCTAGCTGATATGGAGATAATCAAAAGAGGTCTTTGTAGGCAAAACGCTTGTGAAATTGTTGAGCTCGCAGTATTATGAGGTCATGACTAAACTCACAGTGACGATTATGCTTTTGTGGCTTATCAATGGGATGTTATTGGCTTTCATCCTATATAAGATTTCACAATTGGATTTTCGTCACTACATTTACAGTTAAAGGTTCAAATGTTTAAATTTCTTCCAATTTTATTTCTTTTGACAGCATGCACATACAGCATTAATCAAGTGCATACCGAAGGGACTGCTACTGATGTTGTAGACGAGAATCAAACGGCTTCGCCTGATATCTCGCCAAACTTACAAGTGCCATCTATTTAGATTTATGATGAGCATGTGAAGCCATTTTACCGGGCATAGCCATTTTTTTATGCTTATGCTCGTGAGAATGCTTTCCACCTTTTGCTTCTTCTTTCTCTGTGAGATGATGATGGGCATGGTGTTTTTTCCCATGATGCTCATGTTCTTCTTTCATATGAGCTTTTTTCTTATGCATAATATTTCCTTTTGGTTTTGGTATATGTGCGCCTGCTCGTCTAGCCTCACTCAGGGCTATTGCTACAGCTTGTTTTTGAGGCTTTCCTTGATGCATCTCAGTTCGTATATTTTCACTGACCGCTTTTTTACTTTTACCATGTATTAAGGGCATATTTTCACCTTTATTAATCGTTAGCTATTATATATTGAATATAATAATTGATTGTATTATCATTTGCTGCATTTCCTGAAATCTCTGTTGCTACCGAATTGTAGGCATTAATTGCAACATTATCAAATGCATTTGTGGCCAAAGCTACATCATAAGGAGGCGCCGGATATTTACTTGTAGAGGTTGTGCCAACAAGGTTGGCATTTGAAGCAAGTACTGATGTTGAATTTACAGCAGTAGCCGTTCCGTAATATAATTTTACCGTTTGGGAAGCGGCAGCTGTAAAAACATTCGTCCCACCATATTTATAAGTCGAGGTCCATCCTATAATATATATATACTTCCCTGAACCAGGAGCTGCTATTAGCTGCACAGGGCTTGCGTGACAGGCCTTAATTTGAGTGCTAGTTAAAGATCCACTAGCTGTTAAAATTGTTCCTGCTGCTGGAGCCGAAGAACTCCAATTGGTTCCATCAGATGTTAGTACATTGCCGGAGGTCCCAGCAGTGTCAGGAAATGTTGCTGTAGTAGCTACCCAATTGGTTCCATCTGCTCTTAATATCTTCCCTGTTCCTGTAGCAGTTGCAGGGTATGTAGCTGTTGAATATGCTGGATCGGCTGAAGCCCCTCCAGACTGCAAAACTTGTCCTGACGATCCTGCCGCAAGTTGAGTAATTGCTGATGCAGCAGCTCCGACGAGAACGCCATGATTTGTTAAAGTTGTTCTTCCTGTACCACCATTTGCAACGGCAATTGTTGTGCCTGTCCAAGTTCCTGAGGTTATTGTTCCAAGAGTTGTAATAGAAGTTTGCCCTACATATGATGCAGATATATCAATTACAGGGGTTGAACCTCCTGTAGAAGTTATTCTGTTGGCTGTTCCTGAAACACTAGTTACTCCTCCACCTGCTGGAGCTGATGAAGTCCAATTTGTTCCATCACTAGTTAGCACATTGCCCGAAGACCCTGCTGTGTTAGGGTATGTAGCTGTAGAAGCGGCCCAGTTGGTGCCATCAGCACGCAAAATGGTTCCTGTGCTTCCAGCTGTTGAAGGATATGTAGCAGTAGAAAAAGTCGGAGAAGAACCAACGCCAGCACCTTGCAAAACTTTTCCTGAAGCTGCTGTTGCGATGTTTATTGCATTGTTCGTCGCCATTAACTTATTCCATATAATGTTACTGTTCCAGCTGTTATATTTGCAGATGAAGACGTAAACCGAATAGCATTTATAGTTTCTCTTACAGAATCTTGCCCTGTCCCTTGACCAGCTAAAGCGTTTGTACCTGTTGAAGTTGAGGACGTACTCCATTCAAGCATCATTTGCAATGTTGCTTCTCCAATATTGAAGACATCAATAAATCCGCTAACTGTATTTACTTGACCTAGTTGTATAGATGTGGATGAAAGAGAAAGAAAAGAAGATGTCTGAGGTGTTCCTCCAGTAAACTTTTCATATGTTTGGTCTAATGTAACAAAAGTTCCCAGGTTATCTGTGCTAGCTTTAAATTGGTGAATTCCTCCAGCCGTTAAGCCGTCAATTGTAAACCTGTAAGCTTTATAAGTGTTATCAAGGTTTATGAAATCTATAGATCCCGCCGCTATCACACCAGTAGAAATATATGTATATGTTCTCACACCACCTCCTCCTCCCCCAATTGCCGCTATAGTTATTGAGTTGCTAGCGTTTGTTATTGTAATTCCTGCACCGGCTGTTAACGTTGCTGCTGCTGGAGATCCTGCTGTTGATCCGATTATTATCTGTCCATTTGTTGCAATAGGAGTCCATGAAGGAACGCCACTTGAACTTGAAGTTAGAACACTTCTGTTTGAAATGGGGATTCCTGTAACATTATTATTGACATTGGAATATAATATCTCATTTATATTCGTTGATGAAGGGTAAACAGCTGTGCTAAAAAGAGGTGCAACACCTATACCTGCGCCCTGCAAAACTTTACCTACCGCAGCCGTTGCGATATTTATTGCATTATTCGTTGCCATAAAACTTCCCATAAAAAGGCCAGTCATTTGGAAGATCCCAAGATTCTGGGTTAGGATCGCCAAAACATAAAGCCAATATGTTAATTAATAAGTACATATTTAACCTATGCTACGGTTAAGTTACCTATACTTGATAAAACAACCCAAGTTGTATTTGTTGCCGCTCCCAATACCTCCACAGCATCATATCTATTTGTAGAAGATAAACTTCCTGCGGCACTCGTTGCGCTGCTTCCAAAATTAATGATGTCTCCTGTATTAGCTACCAAAGTCCAACCTCCCGCTCCTAGACCTGCAACACGGATAACATCGCCTACAGCAAAGTTAGCTGGCAATGTAATCGTTACAAGACCAGCATTATTAGCAATATAACCAAATCCCACAGCAGCTGATTGCGATGTTCCTGTAACTTCTACCCAAACATTTCCACCACCTGCCGATGTTCCTAGCTGTCCTCCGCTTCCTATTGTAACAGGCAGACTACTTGCTACTGAAACGCCATAGATACCGGTGATGTAACATGCTGTAGTGCTACTACCAATCCTAATTGTATTTGATTCTGCCGCTGTTCCTGTTACTCCTGCGCCTAAACATAAATTATTAGCTTCACTTCCGGTATAACTTGTGCCTGCTTGATAACCAATAAGAGTATTTGAGCCTCCGCCAATAAGAGCATTCCCTGTTTGATAACCTACACAAGTATTATGTCCTGATGTGGCTGTAAGACAGGAATTAAATCCGATTGCTATATTGCCATTTGACGAAACGCAATCCCTTAATGCAGCCCCTCCTAGTGTGCAATTATTACTTCCGGAAGTTAAAGCTTTACCTGAATTGGGGCCAATACATATATTTCCCGTTGCGTTAGTTGTTGCAGTTAATGCGGAGACACCAATACCGATCAAATCTGAACCTGTTAATGTCCCGTTACCTGCTGAGTTTCCAAGAAAAATATTATCTGATCCATACATATGCATTCTTAAATTACCAATTGTCAAAACACCTTGTGTAAGACCTGCATTGGTAGTTGGTAATTTTGCGTTACCTGCTGCAATATTAATATCTCCTGTTGTAGCTGAAAGAGCATTTGAATTAGCTGCTATCGCTGAAAGATCACCGAGAGAGATGGCATTATTTATTGCAACCGTTAGAGTACTTACTGACCCAGAAGTGTTAATGCCATGGGAACCAAGAATATTCCAGTTACCTGCTGTTGGAGATAAGGCACCTCCTGTATCACCTGTTATCGTTTGACCCACTACAGAACCATTTACCGCAATCGTAATAGAATTGCTGGCATTTGTTATTGTAACACCTGTTCCCTGAGTTAGTGTTGCTGCTGCTGGAACACCCGCCGTTGAACCAATAAGCAACTCTCCATCCGCTGGTAAAGTGGTAAGAACGGGTATTCCTGTTGTACCTGTAGTTAAAACAGCTCTATTTGCTGTAGCCAGTCCAGTAATTACATTATCAGAAGACGAATAGAGTATTTGATTATGTGTTGTAGTTAAAGGATACGTTGCTGTTGAAAAAGCTGGGTCTGCGGCTGCTCCTGCTGATTGCAGAACTTGTCCTATAGTTGCTGTGGGTCCTACTTTGGTTATTGTTGAGGTCCCTGCACCTACTAGAACCGCATGAGCTGTTAACCCCGTCAAGGAAGTGGTCAGAGTTGATCCTGATCCATTTGTGGTTATACTTCCTGAACCTAAAACATTTAATGTGTTCGCTGATGGTGTTGCTGAGCCGGTATCAGCTTGATAAAGATTTGCAATCGTTGAATCGACATTTACCGTTAAGGTCATTCCAGCAGCAATAGTTCCGCAGCCTGTACCGCCGAGTATATTTATTACACCACCTACAGGAGTCGCTACTCCAGAATCAGCACCGAGAGTCGTTAATGTCCCTCCTCCTCCACCTGCTGTATTAGTGATAATAATAGTTCCTGGACCATTTGTAATAGATATGCCTGAACCTGCTGACAAAGTGCCGATATTAAGATGAGTCCCACCAGCATTTAACGCTGTAGATCCAATGATAAGCTGACCATCTTGCGTGATTAAGCCAGTATGAGGCTTTGGCAATCCAGGATTAAAGTTTACATTGCTACAAAGCAGCACATCATTTTCAAAACCTGCCATTTCCTACCTACGGGATTAATATTGATTGGTCATATTCAAACACAATTTTCCAATAAATAGTTTTTCCTGCCACACCTACAAAATTGAATAGTAGTGTATCTAGTCCAATCGTAACAACATTCCAATCAGACGTCGACAAACCAGCTTCATATTCATCAAATGTATCGTTTAATCCTATTATTGTTGTGAGTCCGCCAAATGTTTTAGCCACTCCAATTTGCTCCCCTCCCAAAACTTCTTGGTTGTCAATATCAACTGCTGTTACTAAGACCTTAAATGTCACCGCAGAATCAGGAGGGCATGTCATAATTGTAGTAAGTAAATCTTGACCAATACCATCACTAGTTTCTTGAGCAAAACTAACCCTATTAGTCAATTCTATAAATACTGAATCACCTGAAGCGGTTGTTTGTATACCATTGATATTATTATCAATGGTATCATTGGAAAATATATTTATATTGTTTGCTACTGGAACCGCAACAGTACTATCATCAGTAGTAAAATTTGTAGGGACTGACGGTGCACCACCTGGAATGAAAAAATTAATGTGACTCATATCACCTACTTAGCATAAAGAATACTTACATAAAAACTACCTGATCCACCTGTGCCGGTAACATAGAAAGGAGTCCCTATAGGGAACCCCATATTGTCCGCTCTTCCATGATTAGCTCGACAGTCTAAAATGATCTCTTCGCTAGCCCCCATTGTCGTTCCTTTGGTTGCTCCTGCATTATCTGCAAGGAACACTGTGACAGTGGTTTGATTTTTGAATAGAATCATTACAGGCTCATTTTGGAGCACACCTAAAAGTTGAGGCGTGCCCGTTAATGGACCTGTAACTACCATTTGAGTATCAAAAGCTAATTTTTGATCTAATGGAAGATTAGACATCCGATACCTCTACTGCTTTAGCTTCTGTCTGTTCAGGAGAAGGTTGAGCTTCTGATGAAGCTGAGGCCAATTTTTTGGCCTCATCCTCAATGTTGCCCAACCACTTCAAGCACTCAAAGCAAGCTTCTTTGGCTTCTGCTGTGGAGGAAGTAGACTCAAAGAAGAAGCTATTTTCTTTCTCATTTACCACTACTTTAAACCGGGTCATTTGACTAACCATTTGACATCTCCTGTATGTGTATTTTATTTTTTTCTTATATCACGCAACAAGATAGCCTGTAAAGTAAGTTTGTAATGAAGCTGCACCTAAAATATCAACTGTGTCACCACCTTCGCCAGAAACTGCAATCGTTACATGGGCTGTATCTGTAGCAGTCATATCAAATAATGAATCTACAGAAACTGACTCATCTTGAGACCCAGCAGCTTTAATAAACGTGTAGGCTGCTGTCCTAGATGTAGCTACAATTGATATTACAAAAGTTGTAGCGATCGTACATCCTGTCAAAGTGACTTGAGACTTAAGAAAATAAAGCCCTGTTACTGGAGCAGTGAAGACACCTGCTGTAGAAGCATTGGAACCTCTGTCAAATACTTCTGTCAACGCATCAGTACCAATTGTATAGGCCGTTCCTGCACCGGTCTTATTTGATGCTGTAGAAGCCAAATATGAAAGGAATGCTGGGGCTGTTGTCTTAAGAACATTACCAACCATTGTAATATTGCCACTTCCTGCATTGATCGTTGTTGCGCTGGTCGAGTTTGTTGAACCAATTGTTACAGTATTAACAGACGCTCCATTGCACATTGTCAGGACATTTGTTCCCGCTCCATCTGCAATATGGACAGTTTTTCCGCCTGTTCCAGTAGCTAGATTAAGTGTTTGTGTTCCTGCTGAAGCGTTTCCACCCATAATAGAAATTGTAGTAGCTGCTCCGGCTGCTGCTGAACCGATATTAATTGTATTTGTCCCTGTATTGACTACGTTTCCGATAGCAATTGTCTGGCCTGTGGCATTTGTTGCTTTTCCGATTGTAATTGTTCCTGTTCCAGCTGTACCCCCTAAAGTGATTGTACCGCTAGTAAGAGCATTACCAATAGTCACAGAACCGGTTGTTTGGGTATTACCAATCGCAATAACGTTTGCTCCAGTTCCTCCAATATTGATATTGTTGGCTGCCGCGGCTCCAGTACCAATATTGATTGTGTTTGTAGCTACATCACCAGCGATAGAAACTGTATTTCCACCACCCACAATAGCGACATTTCCTGTTCCTGAGGTAATAGTGATCGCACCGGCTGCGGAAGAGCCGATGTTGACTACGTGAGCTGCTGCTCCGGTACCAATATTTGTTGTAACGGCAGTTGTAGCAGCTGAAGCACCTGCAATATTGCAAACTGCTGTACCACCTGTCGCATTACCATTAAAAATATTTACTGTTTGAGTTCCACCAGATTGAGTACCACTCATAATGCTAACTGTTTGTGTACCACCAGAGGCTACACCACCAAAGATTGCTAATGACTGTGTTCCAGCCGATGGGTTCCCTGCCCACATTGTAACAGTATCATTTTGAGCTGCATTACCACCGAACATTGATGTTGTTCTTGCTGCTGCTGGAGCTATATTGCAAAGAGAAACAGTAGTAACTCGTGTATTGTCAGCCATATGAAGCGCGCCGCCTCCAGCTGAACCTACACCGCAAAGTATGTTTACTGTGTTAGTGGCAGCTGTAGCACCATTGCAAATAGAGACCGTATTAGCTCCGGCTGTTCCTTCACAAATTGTTACTGTGGATGCTCCGGCTCCAGATGCTATTTTAACTGTTGATGTTGTCGAGGAAGAACCTAATGTAATAACACCCGTTGATTGAGCTGTACCACCGATGGTTATCGTTCCTGTGGTTGTTGAAGCACCGATGGCATAGGTTGATGCTGAATTACCATCCAAAGAAAAGTTTCCTACACCTACTTTTAGAGCCATTGAAGCAACTCCAGTAACACTACCGATGGTGATTACGTTGGCGGCTGCCCCATCACCTATTTTGATTGTATTACCTGCTGTAGCAGCACCTGCGCCTATATTAATTGTTAAAGGCCTAGTACCATTACCTATAGAAACAGTTTGGCTTCCTGCTGTGCCATTACCTGATAAAATATTTACTGTCTGGTCTGCTCCAGATGCACCATTTCCAATACTGATTGTTTGTGCAGAGCCATTTATTCCACCACCAATCGAAATCGTATTGCCTCCAGTACCCCCACCAATTCCAACTGTGGCTGCTCCATTTCCAGCAGCTACATTGACCGTCTCACCTGCTGAAGATGATCCGAGAGTAATTGTTCCTGTGCCATCAGATTTACCGATTGTAATTGTTGTTCCAACAGCACCTGCAACCAATATATTACCCGATCCGGCCTGTAATGTTAATGCAGCTGCCCCTGTGGTAGATCCTATGGTGACTAAGTGAGCTGCTGCTGAGTCTGCTATGTGGACTGTCCTAGCTGTTCCACCAGTTGCAATAGATACAGTGTCCCCCGAGCTATCTGTAGCAAGATTTAATGCTGTACCTGCTGTATCTATTGTAGCACTTGCTTGGCCTGTGATCAATCCGCCTACTGTTAAGAAACTAGATAGTGTTAAACTTGTACCAGAGATAGGAAAAGTACCCCCAGCTAATGCATCAGCAAGTTTTAAAGGTGTAATAATCTTTGTATCATTGGTACCTGCTAAGGCTTCTGCTGCTGTAGCAAGCTTTGCAATACCTGATGTTGCTTCGCTTGCAGCTGGCACAGCACCTACAACGATAGATTCAACAAATGTAAAGACATCATTTGCAAGAGGTACGTAAGCACCTGCTGGGGCTGTTCCAGCTTCTAATTGTGCTAAAGTAGATAAAAATACTGGGCCCGCTGTGGTTGTCGTTGCTGGTGCTCCACCTGCTGAATTCCATGAGTTACCATTATAGATATATTCAACAGGGGGGGTTTGTGTCATATCAAAATACTGCTGACCCAATTCCGCTCTAAAAGTTGAGGGTGGTACTCCACTTCCTTCAATAGCTGCTGATGTAACGTTTTTTGTTCCGCCGATACCGTAAACTCTAGGCATGATTCACCTCATTTAATTTTTTAGATTTCACGTTCGCTTATTTAGATAAAATAAACAATATGATAGTTTGGTGTATTAACCAGGTTGCACTATGATTGACAAAAAACAGGAAACATGGTAGAATGTCTGAAAAAGAATTCCTCAGCATCAAAGAATTTGCAGTTTTGATCGGGGTGCATTATAACACAGTGATCAGGGCCATCAAAAATGGAAGACTGAATGCCTTTCGCATAGGTATTGGGAAAAGAGCGTGCTATCGGATATCGAGATGCGAAATAAATCGGATAGCTTTTATGGATCTTGAGGAATTAGTAAGTAAAATTATTGAGGAGAAAAAATAAATGTTTTGTCTTGCTTATGCAGTATTATTTTTTTGTTTTGCCTTTTTCCTTAGCAGACTGTAGTTTGTTGTTAAGTTTTTCATAATTGCTTATAAAAGCTGGAATATTTTGACCCATGGCACCGCTTATTGCGCTCCAATAATATCGGGCTAAATTTGGATCATTCCAAATTCTAAAAAGTGTTTGTCCTGTTTTATATGTAGCAGGCAAAACAGCAGCACTTGTTCCTGCTATTAATGGTGATTTTATGCCTCCATAAGCACTTACACCAAATAAAGCTGCTGTTGGGCCAGATAACAGTTTACTATATGGACCTTTTGCTAAATCTTGAACCCAATTTGATATAGCATTGCTTCTATGAATTACTGACCATGCTGTTACCCCATTTTGCCAATCTTGCAAAGCATTTGGATATTGATGTGCAGCATCTTTTATTTCATCCCTTACGGCGTTTCGAACTTGGTCTATAGCTCTTCTAGCAAAGTTTTGATCAGTTCGATTTAATTCAAACATGCCTCGATTTCTTTTAGCTGCATTTACTCCATCATACATTGTCATTAGAGATTGTGCATTTGTCTGACCATTTGCTAAATCATTTCTTAATGAATTGATTGTTTGTCTTGCTAGAGCTGTTCTAGGATCTGTAGAAATAAGAAGGGGAGACCTTTCAATTTGATCTAATCTATTTAAAAATCTTGGGACATCCGCTTGCACGGTATTTGGAATCCCTTGTCTCCCCCTATTCATTAATTCTGAGGCATATCTAGGAGCATTTACATTAAAAGCTAAGGACATCGGCAACCACACAGACGCTTTTGCCATTTGTGCTTTTTCTTCTCCAAATCCCAAACCTTCAACGACTTCTTTCACTGCATTTGCTACAACAGGAGTGACTAAAAGATTTTGGTAAGTCATTCTTCCACCTGTAGCAAGACCTGCTGCCACAGAACCTATATCTGATGATAATTCTTGTAAACTAGCTTCTTTTGGCGTTTTAGGCTTTGTATAATCACCAGAGACAAGTTCTGTTCCTTTTTTAAGCATTTCAGATGTAGGAAATTTTTGTTGCTGTCCAGGTGCCCCTCTAACTATTTTTTCCCATCTATCTTGACCTATTAAAGAGGAAATAGCTTCCCCAATATAACCACCGCTTTTAGGAAGATTTGCTAAAGTGTCTTTAGCAAATTTTTCAATATCTCCTATGCCTCCTGCGATTCTTTCAACAAACCTCGCAGTATTAGACAAGGCATTTCTTTTTACAGTCTCAAAAAAAGATTCATCTTCAGTTGGATCGGGATCACCTTGAAATGTTGTAGGTGAAAGGAATTCACCCCATTCAGGCTTCTTTGCTTCAGGTTTTTTTTGATCTTGGATCTCTCCAGGAATTTCTTGTCTTAATTCAGATTCTTGTTGTTTTACTTCCTGATCTCTCGGACCACTAAACATATCCCAAGAAGGTGTCACCATATTCTTTTAGCTCCTTGCTCTTGAGCCCATTGAGCATGTTCTTTTGGTACAAATTTTATTTCGCCATCAGGAGCAAAAAAAGGTATGTGGTCTTTAGGAACTGAAGTTACTTCTGAAAGCTTTACAAACTCATCATTTATACGATCTATTTGTGGCTTAACTTGATCAAAAACTTTTTGCTGAAAATCTCTAGGATATTGCTCTTTATTTGTTTCAATCTTTTCCTGCTCTCGACGCATCGCATTATAATAAACTTCTTTCATTTCGCCAAGTTTTAGCATATTACTAGCAATCATTCGTCTCCCATCGGGGCTATTCATTAAAGTTGGTATTGTCTTAAGAAAATTGTCCACTTCAACTTTTAAAATTCTGCTTCCATATGTTTCGGGAAGCCCTTTTAAAAGATCCTGACTCAACTTATTATAAAGTTCACTAGCAGGATTTTCTAAAGCTCCTAATGGAATTCCTAAATGCTCAAGAAATACTGCTGATGTTGGCCCCACAATATCTTCATCAGGTATATTCCGCATCTGAAGTAGTCGAGGCTTCATTTCTGTTTCGAATCCCTTATATGAATTTGTCGTATCATTAATGAATTCTTTTTGTGAAGCATATGATCTTTCTATGCCAGATTCTTGACGAGTTGCCTTTTTTTCGCCTAACTTTAATTCTTCTATTTTAGGTTCCACAACAGATCTAGCATTTTCTTTTGATACACCACCTTTTAAAAGTTCCAAATTTTGTTGTGTCGGGGATAGTTCATCAAATTCAGGTTTAGCTATAATTGCGTTAATCTTAGCCATTTGATCAGGATCAATCGGTTGTGAAGCTTGAGTTTTTGCTTTAGGCCTAGCAACTCTTGCCGCCAAAGATGGATCATTTACAAAAGATTGAAGTTCCCCTTCTTCTAATCCATATTGCCTTTCAATGGCCCTTATTTTTGGCTCATTTGCTTTAATCTGTTCAGAGAATTTCTTTTGTTCTGCCTTTGACTTTAGCTCTTCAGAAACAATAAGTTTTCTCATTTCAGGGTCTCCAATACCCTGCAAATTTATTCCTTTTGATCTAAACGCCTGATTTTCTGCTTCAGTAGCATTTTCTCGCCTTTGATTAGCCATATATGCGCTGCCTAATTGCGTTAGGCCTCGGATAGCTTGAGTAAAGTTTTCTGATTTAGATGGACCTCTGTCAACTGCTGGTAGAATCTGTACCATTTTACGCCCCCATTGCAAATGACGCTACATTAGTTGCACCTTTAGCAGCACCGCCATAATCGCCGGTAAACATGCCCGCTGCGCCGCCAAAAAGTGTGCCGATAGTTTCTCCCCATCCACCTTTTTTCTGAGGCTTTTGAACTAACCCTCTTTCTGTAGGACGTTGACTGAGGAGCGTATCGCTTAGCCCCATTAAATCTAAGATTGCTTGCCTACGCATATTCTGTCGATTGGCTTGCAACTGACCTGCAAAGTCTTGGCTTGCAGCACTCATGGTATTTTGAAAGCCACTGCTTCGACGAGCCCCTAAGCCTTGTCCACTGAATCTAGAAGCTATATTTCCCTGGAGTTCATTAAACTGTCGTAAAGCAGGCGCTTCTTGCTCTGCAAAGAAGCTTTCATCTCCTGCGGCAAGCCTTCCTAAATAGCTGTCAGGTGATACATTTGCAAATTCTTGACCAAATAATGCTTGCTGTTGAGGAGCATATTGATTCATTGAAAATGGAGCATATCCATGAGGTCTTTTATCTGGTGGTGATCTATATTGTTGAGAGCTAAAAGCACCTTGAGGCATTGAATTCATATATACTCCTTATGTATCACTTATCCATTCAACAACTAGCGTACCCTTCAAATTTACTGTTGAGGGAGCACCTGCTCCAATGGTAAAAACTATCTGTGTAGGCGTTAGGTAAAACCCTATTTGCCCTGCTATGGCTACATTGCTACCAAATATTAAGCCATACCAGTTAGTCCCATCCGTATAGGCCCCATAGCATTTAGATATACCATAAATCAAGTCAATCTGGATATTGTGATCTATGCTATTTGTCGTTGTGAAAGAGAAAACTCGCCTAAATGTCTGTTGTTTTTGAAATCCTGTAATGAAATAGGACTCACCAGTCGCAACATATTTATTCACTGGGAAAACCCCTATTACACGCTGATTCACGGCATTGGCTATATCCAGGTAAGCCTTATTTATTTCAATTGACATATGATGTAAGTCTTCAGGAAAATCTCTTGTTGATCTGAGATATGGAGTTGTATTGACTGTTGTCATGATAACCTATGCTAATATCTGTGAGGGGTACACCTCTAAATTAAATCCGTGTAATTCTATCTCAGTAAATTGATTGTTAAAATTTATATCTCTCATTTGAGCATCAGACATCGTAAAACCTAATTGTACGGTATCACCAATAAGCGAAGTTGATACCCTATGCCATATTTGAGATTGACCAGTTGTGCCTTCTGGTGTTCCAATCATCAATAAATTCATATTTGCAGGAGTTAGACCCAAGTTTGTGCTTTCTATACATGTGTAGAGCACAGTAGAATATATCAAAGAGCTATTAAATACATCTTGATACGGTACAATTCCACCTGCATTGTAAGGTGTAGCCGAATCTTGACTTAAATATATTAAAAGTTGAATTTGGCCTTTAGGCGTAGCTGTTAAAAGATATTGTTGTACTCCTATTCTCGTTTTTCGTCCTATGTCCCATCCTACAGGAAATTGCCTGGTTTGAATGATTGGCCTATACATTCTTTTAATTAATCCACCTCCAAAATAGGTGTCAGCTGTTATGTCGCTTTCTCCATTTAATGTAAAAGTATCTGTAGTTATTGGAGGAGCAACAGAAAAGATCTTTCCGTTCACTTGGCTCGCAATTCCTCCAATACATCCACTGATAACTATATAGTCCCCATTGTTTAAACAGTGGTTTGGGCATGTTACGGTATTTAAAGAAATGCTCTGAATAGTGAGAGAGTCCGATTCATTAGTACCCTCATCTCTGATAACAATAAACCCTTGTTGGTTTCCTGCAATCACATCAGGATTTAATAGTGTTGATGTGCTTGCATTCCAAGGAGCATTCCATGAAGACCATGTGGGATATTTCTTTCCTACTGTAGCCCATGTGAAACCGCTAGCTTTTCTAAATTGACCATAATGTGTATATGTCTCATTGAAAATTGCCCAGGAACCTTCTCTATAGTTGTATTGGAGGGTCTGCGTAGGGAATTTATATGAATTTTGATTTGACCTATATGTGAAATAAACCCATTCATTGTCATAATCTCTTTGGGCTGTAAATCTTTCAGCACCATTTTGACGAAGGCCTACTTGAAACGTATTCTCTAGAATTTCATAATCTATACGCTGAGCTTGACGTTGAGTTGTTTGAATAAATCCTCTATCTCCTCTTGTTAGAACACTTGATCCCATATTAATGACTGAAAAAGTACTTGCTGATGATAGCTCAGAGTCTATTAAGAAAAAGTTAAAAGGTAAAATATCGTTGCCAGTATATACAAAGCGTGTTTGGGTTTGAGGAAATCCCATGATTAACACATCTTCATTTGAAGCAACTGTAAGGATCTCCTGAGATATTCCAGCACTTACAAACCCCCCAAAACCTGTTTGATCTGACCAATATGCTGCTGGTGAAGCAGTTTTATTCGTAGGAACTAAGATTTCAGTGAATATTGTGGTTGATAATGATGGATCACCAGTAAATGACGCGGTGTAATAAGGAGTACCATTTTGAGAATACACCACAGTATCAGAGAGATATATCGGTACTCCTATACTTGTTTGTACAACTGCACCAATAAATAGCAACCTGTCTTTGAATGGAACAATCATTCTACATCCAACAAGATAATATTGCGCTGGAGGAAGTTGTGCTATCGAATAGGAAAATCTAGATAAGGGAGGCATGAAATTTACCCATCCTTTACCTGTGATAAATACTGGGGCTGTAGGCGATCCATTTGTAGGATTACCATCATACCATCGAATGCAATCCTTTGTTACATCTGATCGATTTGTGAGATATTGTATGATACCTGGAATAAACACAACAGCGGCGATATTGGCATCAGGAAGAGTAATTGTAACAGTCAAAAGAGGTGGGACCCCTGCAATAGCTGTAACATATCCTGATTGAAAATTTAATGTTTGGGAATCAGCATCAGTGGGTCCCGTCCATTCATTTAGGAAAACAAAGTCACCTCTTATGAGAGGGCAATTTGTTATATTAACAGTGATGGTTGTCGCAGTTCTTCCGATAAAAGTAATTGTGCTTGCTGGAGCAAATTGCATGCCTATATTTGTCGTAGAAAATGGAACATTTATTCCATTGGTCACCCAAAATGCTCCTTCATAATTTGTAGACCAAAACTGCTGATAGTCTTGTCCATTCCATGATGTAGGCGTCGGTGTTGTTTTCTGTATATATCCTGGATAACCAGGCGTTGCAGTGGCTAAATTCTTGTAAAAACTTACATCATATATATTTTGTGGATCTTCAGGCTCAATATTGTATACATAAGTCGTATCAAATCCTAAGGTACCTGGATAAGTTGATGTATCAAGGTCTAATTCTTCAAGGCCCATTACCGGAAGCTGAGGATAATATACAAATTGACCCGAAACAGCGCTTGCACCTCCTCCAGTTATAGTTATATCACCTGTTGCATAATTTATTGTTCCTGTGCCTGCTGGAGCCCCTACCAAAGTTCCATCCATAGCAGGATCTGAATATGTATTTGCTCCGACAACAATTAAAATCGTTCCAGGAATTATACTCCCATTTGCTTGTAGCCCAAACCCCGTCAAAAGATTTCCAGCACCAGCCACAAGGTTAAACGATGTTGTTGAAGAATATGAGACCGAATTCGAATTAAAAAACCTATTTAACCTACCTAGTAAGGAAGTTCCACGTTTACGTTTTATTCTGCCACGCCATTGATAAGCATTGATAAGCTGAGGAAAGCTATCATTATCAATAGCAAAAGGAAGACGATCTGTTTTTAGACCTTTGTTAAATGGGCCTACTACAAGTTTTGCCATTATCGACCTATCGCCATCCAACTAAATCCAGCACTGATATCATTTCCACTAGAATCTCTGCTTGCTATTGTAAATTGAGTTGTAGATAATGTTTTTACCCATATAGTAACTCTATTATTATTATTATGGGACCCAGTCATTTGTATAGTAAATGGATTAGAATTAAATGCAACAGGAAAAATAACATTAAGACCTGTGCCTCCACTATTAATGGAACCATATTGCAGCAATAAACCTCCTGGAAGAAACGTCCAACCGCCTGTAAAATTAACACCAACTCCATTATAATTATTAGTACTTACACCAAATAATGCATTGCTTGCAGCTATTGTACGCGTCAATTGGTAAACTTCGGCTGCTGTTCCTTGTTTTAACCATAAACCATTTTCTACACTTGCTCCTGTGGATATAGTGTCATTACAATAAAGAGTTGCAAATTGGTTAACACCTGTTGGTGGATTAGGAAGCAAAGGAATTCTTGTTCTATTTCCAAGTGTACATTGTTTATGAAGACCCCCATTTGAAACTCCAAAACTGAAGTGATCTTGTGCGATCAATGAATCAGTGGAATTTGTATTCACTGCCATATTAGGTTGATCATCGGAAGGATCGTTATTTGTTGCCGGTATATCTCTTGTATAAGGGAAATTTACCATTATATTGTGCCTCCGCCTAAGTTATTAAATGCAGCCTGCTGGCCAAAGCCTTGGCTATAAATTGTTGGGGTTCTTGTTGCTGTCCATTGTCTTTGACTTCGCTTCCAGACAAGCATTTCTTGCTCTCTAAAGAAAGGTTCATAAAAGTTAAATTGCTCTATATCACCCGTGTCTGAAAGAATTTTTCTTGCTGCACCTCGTGCTATATACTCGCTCATATATCCAAAAGGAAGTGCTTGAGATGAACTTAAAAATGCTGCTGGTGTTAGATATGCTGCCAATTCTACAAGGTATTGTTGCGCAGGTGGGCTTCTTAAGGTTAAGACATTATCATAAAAAAGGATTGCTCTAGGAAGGCCTCCTTCAAAGAAATTTACTTGAACATTGATATTATTACCTGCTGGTACAAAAAAAGGAAAAATAACGTTTACTTCACCAGTAAGATAATTTACGAAATTTTGAGAAATTGTAGATGCAACCCCATCAGATACATATGGTGTAAACGATGTAGAATCAACATCCAGAGAAATGAAAAACCCATTGACTGCTGTTATCAAATAAGTATTACCATTAAGTTCTGTTGTACCGACTATTTCATCTAACAGAACCGATTGACCTTCGAAAAATACTGGAACAGCTAATTGAACTACAGTTGGATTTCCTAATGTTATCCCTACGATATCAGCTTCACTGCTATATCCACTATTTGCATACTTATTGCCTAAAGGTGGATTACCAGGAGTTATAAGAAGACCTTCATTAACATTTTCTTCAAAAAATATCCCTGAATCAGTCATTACCATATTGTTGCCTGAATTATCTATCGTTGATATATAGACAGCAGGCTTCATACTTGTAACAGGTATATTAATATTGCTAGAATTATTAGGTATAGAACTAATAGACATTAAGGGGGGATCCTGGGCATCATTGTCACCAATATAAATAATTCCCGATGTGTCTATATGGCCTCTTAATATTGCATTAAATGGAGGGTTTTGGGGTTGTGTTGAAGGGGAAAGAATAGGTATTTGAAAATTAAAAAAATTCCCATCATTTCCTTGTGCAATTCCTTGAAAGTTTTGAACTACATTTGGATAAATATTGAAAAAAGAATTTCTTTGAGTATATAGAGGGACAGCAACACCATTAATATAACAAGGGTCGAGAAATCCTTGATATACAGGATAAGACCGTATGTCATTTCCTTGATCTGTAGACTCAAAACTATACAACGGCATATTATATTGGTCTACACCTGGTTGCGTCATAAACGTATAAGTCGTTTTTAGATCAAAAAGTTGAAGCCTAGCATCTACATCATTGATATAGAATCTATTGATATAATCAATCAAAAGTTCATCTGTTATCGATGTATTGCTAGGCGTCTTCAAGATACGCCTCATGTAAGTTATGACATCATCTATCAGAAACATGATTACCCAAAGTTATTAGCGCCCATGAATATTGACTTTCTTGTGCTTGCTGGTCTAGAATCAATACGATTCACGATATTATCCACCACAAAACCACCTGTATATTGTCCCATACCATCTTCACCAGTAATTGTACGCTGATTCATTGAGAATCTGTGATATTGACATCGTTTAATCTGCTCGGCTAGATAACGAGGACCCCAAACAGGTTTATTTACAGGAACTTTCCACTCTTCAGCAGGCATACCAGAATAAGGACGCGTCCAAATATCTATGTCTTCACCGATAACTTCATTATTTTCTGCAATGAAATATACGTATTCTTTATCAAATTCATATTGTTTTCTGTAGTCCTCATTGAATTTGTCTGCACATCCTATAGCGCGAAAAGGTTTAAGATAGATCTGTTTTGCATCTGCAATCTGATTTTGAGACATTTTTGTCTGATTATCTCTTTCCAATTTTGGAGCCATATTCATTCTATCATGAGTCAGCTGATTTACATTTTCAGTATATTTTTCGAACTGATCTTCAATTTTATTCAATTCTTGCTCTTCTACATTGGGTCTTTTTGTCATATTTTCACTCTGGTGATATGTTAATAAATGCCCCTGGAATATTTGTGGTGGGTATATTTCTTCCACTTGCACTGATTATTCCTGTGTTAATGTCGCCTATTGCAACAATTTGTGGTTGATTCCTTTCTGTAGCGTCAATAAATGGATCCACATTCTGAGATGAGTCTATGCTTGTTTCAACCTGGTTTGTATCGGGTATTGAAAGAACGTATCCCGAAATACCATTTATTTGAACACATCCATATCCTGGTGGTATCAAAACTCTGACTTCCTGTCCTATTAAATAATTCATATCATCAATCGTTGTGATAGTTGTAGTCGTTCCTAAAACAACGTCTGATATCACGAATCGGCTAGGCTGATAAAAATTTATTTTTATCGGCACATTTGAATATGCCGGAATGGGGTATGAAATTACTGTTCCTACTGATGTCATAGAAGCCTAAAAGGAAGGAGGACATGAAGCCCCCCTTTCCATATTATAATTTAAACAGGCAATGAAATATCATGAAGGTAGGCCCTCCATTCAATCACATCGTTTGTTGCCATAATAGTTGCTGTACCATCTGCTGCTGCTACACCTGATCCAATAGTGAATCCTTGTGAAGTGTTATTGACAAAGGCACCTTTAATGGCTGGACCATTGATTGTATTCACCTGCGTTGTACCAATAGGCACGTAATAAGGAGGCGGATAAAGTGCAGAATTTGCACTAATAGCCACACCGCCAGTATTTACATCACCAACAGCTACAATTTGAGGGAATGACAAACCAGGAACATCATCGATTGGTTGATTAGCATTAAATGCGGTCATTGCTGATGAGTTAATGTTAACCACGACAGTGTTATAGTCAGTTACAGCAATCACATATCCATAAACTGGAGATCCAGGTGTCAATGTATTAGGAAGAGAATTTAGCTCCGTAGTTCCCCATTCTTGCGGGATTCTAAAGGCTACCTCTTGTCCAACAACAAAATTATGCGCATCTGTGGTATCTACTGTAGTAGTAGCACCCAATGTAATTGCACTAATAACAGCTGTTCCAGGGAAATAAAGGTATGGATAAAGAACTTTTTTCCATAAACCTAGATTATCCGTACTTGTGGAGGTGTCAAAGGCTGTGTAATTAGACCCTGAACCATCCCAAGGCACACTGAAGGTAGTTGGACTTAAAACTGTTACAGTGAATGGAATTCCATTCATTTGAGCCATACCAGTTACAGCTGTTTGATAAAGACCTTCAAAGATAATTACATCACCACTTACAAGTCCGTGAGCTGTTCCAGTTGTTACAACCGGTGGATTTGCAGCAGTAATAGAAAAATCTGTTGATCCAGTATGCTTATATGCTGGACCAAATTGCAGCAATTGACCTGCTGAAAAAGTCCCAATACCTGGAGAGGTCGAAGAACCAGTAATAATATCAAATACTGTTGACGTCGCGCTGCCTGAATAAAGCTGTAGCATTGTTGGATTGTTAGAACCATCAAATAGTTTTGCATCCCAAAAAGCTCTTGTGACTTTATTTGTTCCAGCTGTCTTGATATTTGTATAGTTCCAAAGTTCTACAAAATCAGGTTGAAAAGGTAATTGGACTGCATAAGATGTTCCTGGTGCAGTAAATCGACCTTTTGCCATTCTAGAATATTCAGTCATTTTATACCCCCAGATTGCTTAAGCGTGTTGAGAGCAAGTTTCTGATTGCCGTATCTTGTGTTATTGCTTGAGATTGAGCGAATTTAACCGCTAATGTAGCATTTTGAGCCAACATACCAGAATAGTAAGGATCACGATAAATCAAGTTCATGGAATAACCATCTTGATTTATATGTGTGATCGCTTGTTTACCAAGAACAGTATTATAGTAAACGTCATTAGTTTGACCTGCGGCATTCACAGCGGCATTTCTAGCTACTGGAGCTTCAGAACTTGTCAAAATTCTAATATTAAATACGTTTCCATATTCACTTGGCAGTGCTGAGGTGTTATTTGGATATTCCCATTGATTCAAGAATTGATCAATCTGATCAAAATCAGATTGTAGCTCTGTTGAGGATAACATAAAATATGAACTTCTAACAGGACCAGAACCAATCCTTAACTCACCTAACATACCACTCATAAACTTATAAGCATTGTTAGTATCAAGAGTCGTAGCAACCAAACTAAAGTCGGTTACACCGAGGTTAGTTGGATTAAAACCATTGGATCCCCCACCAGCATTGATTTGACTTGCCGCGGAAACAATATAGTCTCTAAGGATTAGGTCTTCTGCTTGTCTCATTGCAACGGCGAGACGTTCAGATACCCAAGCGAGTACACCTTCTTGGTCTTGAAGAATCACCTGTTCGTTGATGATGCAACCTGTACCAAAGAATGCCATTTGAGCATCAATGATGTCTCTTTGAGGCACTTGAGCTGGAGGATCTATACCACTATTGCCCAATTGGACAGTAGGGGGAGTTAACGCACGTGGGCGCATAAAACGGCATGTGGTACCGCCATTGGCTGGCATTGATACCTTATCGCATACCGTGATGTAATTCATGGTCGGGGTTGGCACATAAAGCATAGCAGGAGCTAAACTTTGTAAAATCATTGGGCCAAGCGAGCCAGTTGTCGTAATCGACATAATAACCTTCCGGTTAAAATGTAAATGACGTGATGATCGGTAGACGAGCCTAAATACGTCAGTTCTCGATCACATCTGTAGGGGTGCGAATCCCTTAACGCTTAGCCCATAACGCCGGGCGCGCGAGATTTCACTATAACATATGATTTATTTTAGTCAACTTTCATAATCTTAATCTTGCTTGTAACTCTTTCATTTTTGCATAAGCTTGCTCTTGACCTGATGCGGAAAAATCGCTCATAGATTGATATGGTGCTGTTCCAACGCTTGAAGGTTGATAAAATGGACTTCTTTTATTAGCATCAATTTTATCTTGAATTGTTGGCTGTTTTGGTTCTGGTCTATCCATTCCCATCTCTTTGATTGTATTGTAGACTAGTTTCTGTCTTTCAAACCCTTCAGGCATTCTTAAAATGCTTTCTGCTAACTTTGGAGCTTTTTGAGCAAATTTATCAGCATGTTCAAGAACTTGATAGAAATCAGGATTGTTTTCTAAGAAAAGTTCTTGCTTAAGTTCTTCTTTAGCTAATTCTTTAGCCTGTTGCATTGCCTTTTGAATGTCTGTCTGTGTTGCTTGGCCAAACTTGCTGAGAGTTTTATTTAATTTTTTGTGGTCAACATATGGTTCAGAAATATCTTCTTCAGGCTCTTCTTGTTTCTGGGACAGTTCAGCCATTCTTTTTTCTAGTTCTTCTCTTTTGGCGCGCTCTACAGCTACTTCTTGTTGATATTTTGCTTCAAGACGACGAAAGTTAATCTCTTTATCTGAAGTCTTTTGTTCTTGGACAACATTTTCTGTTTCTGATACTGTCATGTAAAATCCTTTTTGGGGTTTTCACTTATGTGTAAACAAATTTTGCTTAAAGGTCAAGATGAAGATTAATATTTTAGATGCTCATGATCGATTACAACACTTGAAAAAACAATCTGATGTTTTAGGCCAATATTGCCAAAGCATCATTGATTCTTCTCCATTCGGTAACAGACCTTTTTATATCTTTGCTCATAAGCGTCAAATATCTCCTGATGAGAGAATAGCCATACTTAATTCCAGTTTACACGGACAAATAGAACAAAAATATTTTTCATTGGCTGATGTCCCTACACATCGGATGATTTGGCAACCAAGATTAACGAAACCTAAAGCTCAAACAAATTCTATGTTGTTTAAGGTACATCCCGGGACTGATATCTTGCAAACTGTTTGGATAATTCCGGAAAGAGAACTGTGGTCACAGTATAATAAGGATAACCTGACTGAAAATGAAACCGTACGATATAGCATAAATGCTTTTATAAATAATAGAGAACAGCTAGAAGCTCCTGATGATGAAGACCCAAGTGAAGATGAGATTAAATCTACCTATCTTCAACTATCAGCAGAAGCGAAAAGAAAGAAACTTTTGGATAAGCTATATTTGCTTAAGCCAAGCTTCTAGGAGGTTTTTTAAGCTTTTTGGGAGTGACTTCAATCATTCCCATGCTATCTTCGCGCATTTTGCCAAATTTTTGCCTAACTCCTGTACCATAATTATCACCCATTCCGATCTTTGAATTTGATGTATGGGCTTGCTTGGGTGCTTTTAAAGGTTTCATTGAATTTGTTCCAATGGAAGGTTTTTGACTGGCACTTCATCTACCTTCATGCCCATATTTTTGCCGGTGGGTATAGCGCCTTTCATTGAATGTTTCAATGTCCCAACGGGTTGACGATGACCTACACCATAATGTGAACCTGCATTCACATAGCAACTAGATCGCTCGTCATATTCAGGACATGTAAAGTCCCAAGGAGATTTTGTTTTCATAGATTCCTCTTATTAAAGCGGGCTACACTTTTTTAAGGTGTGCCCGAATGAGACCACCACGCCTCAATTTCTAAAACCAGGTCTTTGCGGATGACCATGAACTTTCTTTTTATTCATCTCTTGCTGAGATTTAATTGTTTCAGTAGTGTCTTCATAATGTGAAAGACCTCCAAAACCTTCAGCTGAAGATTCATCCTTAACTTTATGTCCACCATCTGGGAATACGCTCCCATGAGACTTACCACCCGCCCAAAAGCCGTGATCGTCTATTCTACGCCCGCTCATATAGCCTCTCTTTGTTGTTGGGGTTGTTGTTGCCTCATAGCCTGCCCCATAATTTGCTGAACAAACTCGTTACTTAACGCAGTTCGTTTGGCATCTATTTTTTCTTTATCTTCTTCAAACTCTTGTTTTTTGTCCATAGAATCTACTGTGCCTATGGCCAATGCAGATTCTATCTCACCAAACTTCTGAATAACATCTACAAGCTTCTCAACAGCTTCCATCTTAGTTTTTGTTGCCATCTCTCTATTGCGTGTAATCATGCTTAAACGCTCTTCGAATAGACCAATGTTAGACTCAGATCTTCCATGCCTTTCTCTTGCTGTTGCAATGTTCGAAGCTGCACGGCTATAGAGCTCTTGAAGTTTGGCTTCTTCATAAGCATGCTGGATATTTGTTGCTTCGGCTTGAGTAGCATTCATGTGCTCTTCTTGCTGTTGCAAATACTTCATGATCTCAGCTTTACCTTGAATATTCATGTCTTTGATAATCATTGAAGGCGGTAGGACCTCTCTTCCAAATTGCTGATTGATATCTAACATCTGTTGAGCCTGAAGATTTCTCTGTGTAGGTGTTAGAAGACCTTCTTCAACCAATGTATTGAACTTACTAAAGATTCGCGAGAAGAAGAATGGTGTAGGCTCCTCACCTATCATAAGTCCTACTTTTTCGGCATTCCAGTTGTTAAGAGCTATTTGAAGCAACTTTTGGCCTACAAGTTTAAGAGAGTAATCCCACTGATCAAAGTATTTCTGAAATACCATCAGATTAGCTGCCATCTTCATTAGCTGTGTTAATGTGCTAATCTGCTTGTCATTTTGTCCAGCCCAATTTTCTAGGTTAATCCCTGCTGTCTTCCAAATAAGATCATCCATCTGCTGTGCCAAAGCGAGGTCAGACTCTGGCACGCCTGACGGTATTATCTTTTCGACATCAGTCATCTCATAGCCATCATTGATGATGACATCCCAGCCTTGACCTGATTTCTTTAGATTGTCTTCATTCGCTACAGCGCCAATCTTACGCTTCCAGCCTGCATTAATTGTCGATGCGACTATATCATTGTTAGTTATAACTTTATAATTAAAAAGAAACTGTGGATCTCGCATAGTTCTTATTAATGATCTAACTCTTAAATCATAGTAATTAATGTGTGGCTCATAGTTCCAAAATACTGGGATCATCGGACATCCAATATCGCCAAGAGGATTATCGCCTTGGAACATTAATTGCTCATTGAGAACTACGGCAAGTTTCCAACATGGCACATCAACCGTCACAACTTCCATATCAGGGATATTTTGTAAGATCTGACCTAGATTTTCATCACCACCCGCGAAATCAAAGAATTGGTTGCGTGACCTGCTATAGAGTCTTTTCTTCTTCTTCTTCCATTTGTACCATACATACGAAAGAACCATAAGATCGTTCCTAGCCATGTTATAGTTCTCTGGAAGAAAATAGAAAGATCCGTAACGTTGAGGAGTTCCCGCCATGGGTGCAATAGCTTCAAGTTTGTCAGGGAAACGATCCTCGGCTTCTTTCTTAGAAATATATTCCTGGCACCAGATGAACTGAGCATCTGACATATCTGGTTCCCTAAAGTATGGATCAACGAGAAATGCATTATACTCCCAGATTTTTAACTTCAATTCGCCTTGTGCGTGATCATCGCCAGTAAAATCCAAATAAGGCTGAAGCATAACCATACCAGAAACAGCGGCCAATTCGCAGGCTTTCGAGAATTGTTCATGTATCGCCCCTCTCATTGCTACATTAGTGATTAATTTGGTATATTGGTCTGTCGTTTGAGGATCAGAACCATCGATATTTTGATATGTAATCGACTTACGATGTTGTCTCTGATACCCTGTGATCATATTCACAGGCTGTTGCACCAAATTAAAATAATACTGCTGATAGCTGGTTGTGGGGCTGAAATTGAAGTATCGATTTACGAAAGTTTGACTTCCGGCATAGAAAAGAGTATCAATATTACTTTGGTTCCAACGACTTTGCTCAATAGGTTGAAACTTGGAATAAAGGTTGTCAAGCCATTGACGAACATTGCCCTGACTAGGCTCAAGGGCATTATTCCAAGGTGGGTAGTAAAAACTCATAGGCTCCTATACGTATAGGAACCTACTTTAAACTAAAGAATTTATTCTTTCACTACATTATTTTTTAGCGAAGGATTTATATGTCTCTGGATAACTTGCAGTGGAAAATTTTCTAATGCTATACCAAGAGAAATAGCATGAGAAAATGCAGAGGAAATAGTGGCAAAAACTCTCCTAACAGTTAAAGGGGAAATCAAATTCATTTTTTTTGCTTTGCTTCTTTCTGGAATTTTTAAGGTTGATATTCTCTTCAAACACTCCAGCCAGTCTTCTAATGTAAGTTCACATAAAAAAAAATGCGTACGCATATTCTCTTTTATTCTCAAAAGAGTATTGTCCAACTCTTGTATAGTACGAATATCCTCATGCTCTTTTTTCTTTAATTCTATAATGTCTTCAAGTCTCACTCTATCTTTAACATCTACTTGAAATGAGTGCATATTTGTTGCAAGATTTTCTTTAAAAAAAATGAACAATTGCGCGTCTTCTAATTTGCGAAAACTTTTACATATTTCTAAGTTTTTTTGTCTAATTTGTACATGATAAGTTGATCCGTTTTTTCCTTTTCTTTCTTTAATTGAGGCCATTATAATACCTTTTTTTTAATTCATTAAACCAAATTAAGAAACTAGCTTCATCAAATGATACCGATTCATAAAACTCTATACCATAGTCATTTAGGTACTGTTTCATGGCTTCCGTTGGAGAAAATTGTTGTATTTTATTTTCAAAAAAATCAACTCTTTCAATTTTAGTTTTAGTGTAACTTAATTCTTCATCATCAATATGTTTCCTTATGCACTTGATGCTTTTAAAAGAAACTATTTCTTTGTATCTTTCTTCACCTATAAGAGATGTAACCCCTGCTAAACTTTGATGAGAATCCACGATATCTACAATTTTACAATTGTTTTTTCCTTTAAATATTCTTAAACCTCTTCCTATCATTTGCAGAAATAATGCTCTACTTCTTGTAGGCCTAGCCAAAACAATACCGTCAATTGAAGGCTCATCGAATCCTTCAGTCAAAAGTTGGCAATTACATAAATACTCGATCTCTCCCGATCTAAAGGACTTGAGGATGGCTTGTTTCTCTTTTTCATTCATAGAACCATAGATAGCACGAGAAGACAACCCATTTTCATTCAGTAATTTAGAAATTTCCATTGAATGTTTGACATTGATACAAAAAACCAATGTTTTTCTTGACTTCATTTCATTTTTACATATATCTATGACTAATTCATTTCTTTTTCCTGTAGATAATCTCTTGTATAGTTCCGAAATACTGAAATCACCGTTATGAGAGTCTATTCCAGAGATATCAATATTTGTTTTTACACAGTACCCTTCTACATCTGATAAATGATTTTGATTGATTAAATTTTCTATATTCATCTTAAACGTCTTATTATAGAGTAATTCTTCCAATAGTTTTCCATCTGCCCTATCGGGTGTTGCTGTAACTCCTAAAAACAGAGGGGATATAATCTGAGATTTACTGAAGGTATCGATAACGCGACGGTAAGATTTAGATTGGATGTGATGAACTTCATCAAAAATGATAAGTCCAAATTCACCAGTTGAAATTTCATCAAGATATCTTTCATTTAAACTATTGATAATACATATGTGAACATTGGACAATTCTTCATCATATCCATTTCCTTTTCTTGATATCTGATGAGGTTCCCAAAAAATCAAGCATGTTTGATAGACTTGATTAAGCAGCTCCTTAGATGGAACTATGATAAGTATGTAGCTACTGCATGTTTGAGCAAAAGAAAGAAATGTTATGGTCTTTCCTGATCCTGTTGGCATTTCAATATATTGCCGATTTGACTGAAAGAATCCATTTTTAATGGCTTCTATTGCATCAAGTTGGTATGGACGAAGTGTAATCATAATCCCCTATTGACATTGGTTTCCCAACATCATATGCGGATTATGAATTTAAGTCAACGCTTATTTCCTATGTATATCATATTTGCTCTTCATCCATTCTTGCTGACGTTCTTTTTCCTTGTAAGGATCATAAACGCTTACCTTATGTGTAGCAATTGCATATCTTAAAGCATCGATGGCATGGTCGTCTTTTTTAACAGGCTCATCATCACCTCTTTCACTCTTTTTAGAGTCCCAAACATATGTCTCGATCTCTCTGATAAGGTTAGGACAAGTGTTTAACACTGTTAGATTGCCTCTTTGCATCTCAGTGGTTGTCATCTGAATGCCGTCTAAAACTTCGTTGTTGGCATCAATAGGATACATTCCAGCCCTGCGAAGCTCTACCTTGAAAGCTGCTGCGCTCGGGTCAATGTAAAGCTGCTGTACATTGTAATCTTGCAGGAATTCACAAACATCTTTGCAGAACTCGGCATTTGTCTTTTGTTTCTGTGTGACTCTGGGATTCCAATAATATTCTTTCTCAACCCAAAGCTTCTTGCCTTCCTGGGTATAGCGCCCTGTACTTACTCCAATTAGCAGACAAGCGAAGGGATTGCTAGCCCCATAGTCAATAGAAGCGATATAATACTCAGCAGCAGTAGGAGCTTTTCGCAAAACGTGAATTGATCTGTCAAAGAAGTCGAAAATAGCACCCTCTGCCAAGCACCACATGCCAAGATAATTGCGCTTATAAAAAACACCACTGAGAGAATTACGAATACGTAGCTTATAGTCTTCAGGAACATAAGGGTTGTCATCCAAGGTAAAATGCATTTGATAATAGTTGGGATCGCCTTCTACAGCTTTATCAATCCATCCTTTGACCTTATGAGTGGGATGAGATGGGTTCATAGTGGCATATGCTTTTGACCATTCACAAGAAAGACGAGTGTCAATCATGTCTATGATAGACTCAGGATATAGGGTTATCTCATCACAATAGGTTAAAGAATGCGTATCGCCTTGAAAGTTTCCTACCGCACCCTCATCCTTGGCGCCAAGGACAGTAATGATTTTATCCCTGAAATAAAGCTTTTTGCCTGACCATGTGCAAAATGGGCGAAAAAGAGCCATTGAATCAGCTTCCATTAAAAGCCTAACAACGTTACGATAGGCCGTTTCAAAGGTATGGCCAACGATATAAATCTTCGAGTCAATACATCTAGCTGCATCTTTCATAAATGCAAACAGGGTGCCCACGGTTTTGCCACATCTAACCGAACCATGGGCGAGATTCCAACGTGCGTTGGCTTCAAGAACAAATTGTAATTGCTTTTCTGATAATGGATCTGGCATATATGTTATATATATCTGATTGGAGGATTATGCGCAATAAGGCTAAGTGTAAAAAATGTGGGTCTATCATTGAGAGCATCAAAAGCAGTGACAAAGTGACATGCTCATGTGGTGAAATAGAGGTATGTGGTGGTCTAAAAATGGGCTGTGCTGCGGTGGACTGGGATAATTTCATTCGTGTTGACGAGGATGGTAACGAAATCATACCAGAAATAAAAGAAGCGCCTAAAGTCACCAAGAAAGAGATGCTTGAAAGGCTTGATGAGTTCATTA